TTGACTTTATCCCAGACTGCATTGTCATAGACTTTGCAAGCAACGATCCAGCCCTCTTTGTCCGATGTAATGCCAAGGGCTTGAGCGATTTCATTCGTCAATGGAAGGGAGTGAACAAATTCACCAACCTTACCGCCCATGTGCATTTCTTTAGTGATACGAGCAGAAAGCATAAACTCAGTAGCAGCTTTCATTAACGTATCAGATTTAATTACGTCACCCTGAGTATCCACAACAGGAATACCATTCTCAGAGATGACAGAAGCCCAACCCCAGACCATCCGTTGTGAATCATCTGCTTTAAGGATTTGACCTTGAATTTCCATCTTCTTTACAGAAGAATCTTTTGCTTTGGACCACGCACCTGCAAATGCACGACTTTCAGTCATCCCATCTTCACCCATCATAGAGTTAAAGACATTACGGAATACAGTTTGTTGGTGGTCAGAGAGTTTACCTCGAACTGCCTTTGGTAAATCAGCATTAGTTGTGTAAGGCATTATTTTTCACCAAAATAAGTTGTTGGTTTGAGTAGACCCTAGAGGCATTGTTAGCTACAAGAGCTACTTGATTGTCAATGTCGGTCTTTTCAGGTATTGCACCCGGAACAGGTGGGCTAGCTACAATGAATTGTTGGTAGATTTCTGTTGCATAAACAGTAATGAAACTTGTCCCAAAGAACCTCCAACGAGCGTTCAATTGAGCATTTTCACCTTTATTACAAGAAAAATCCCCATAAACACTGTAAGCAGTATAGCCAGCAGGGACTGTGTAGATGGACATGGAGGTGTTACCTTGTCCGGCATCAATACGAGCAACAACAGTGCCTACAGAACTATCTACATGAATTTCAATAGTTCCAATATTAGCTGCACTACCATCAAGATATACAGCACTATTTAGTCGGTAATAGGTATTTACCGAAGGGACATGAGTTGTGCCATTTAAAGTAACAATCTCACTGATCTGGTTGTAGTTATTATCAAGGCCATTAAGAACAACTTGATATGTATCAGAAGAGCTTGTGCTAGCAATGTATAGTGTTTTACTGCCACCATTCCATACTGACCAAGGATATACCCCACCAACATTCCAGATAGTCTCAGGGACAGTCCCAGCATCAACAGAAGGGTTCTTACCGCTGATAAAAACTACACTACTGTCCGATACTTCACCCTTAGCTATAGCAAAGTAATTGTTCTCGTAGTGTAGTTTTTCCCAAGCAGACATTATAACACCTTAATATGATTCAAAGATGCCATTATTCAAAACCGAATAATATGAGGTATCTACATTTTTATAACGGACGGAAGCAGCAGCAGCCACAGATACATATCTTTGTCCAGACAAGGTTGGCTCAAGAATTACATGATCCATCCAAATCTGAGCGGAATCATCTGCCATAACACAAGTAGGAACAACAGCCCCACCTTGAGCAATATCCCCACGATCACGCTTAATTTTAGTGCCAGCCAAAAGTTGTTTTGTAGTATTTATGTTTCTAACTACACCGCCTTGAGCAAGGTCATATTCTCCAGCCACATCAATTGAAACAACATCTTCATGCAATGTCAGCCCATTACAACTTACTTGGCTTCCAACACCTGAAACAAGTGAAGAACAATTAATGGTAAGGGTATAACAACCTACAGAAGACAAAGAGTTATGAAAATTAAAAGAGTCTGTTGTAGAATATGCAGAACTACAATCCTTAAAGTAAGTTAAACCTCTCCAAGCGTCTGTTGCAAAATTCCTGTGGGCTGTAGTATTTGCAGACATTGAAACAACATCTCTTACTGCAAAAACTTTATCTACTGTTGGGAGAGTAGAATACCCTGCATAAATACCTCCCCAACTTTCCATATAATCCCCGCCAGTAACACCAAACATAAAGAAATTAAACGGGGTTACAATAGAGGGCATACCTAGTGTAAAAACATTCAAGCAGACTCTAGTGTTTGTATTTGTAGGGGCCTCTGCATTAATTGGGTGCAAATAAACATTTGTCCCATCTGTATACAAAGTTCCGGGTTGGCTGTTACAAAGAGCTACGGAACCAACTGCAACATATTCTCTGGGCAAACCTGTTCCAAAGTCACAATATTTTACCGAGTAAATACGGCCAAGGTTTGTGCGAGCAATCGCCCATAGGTTAGAGTTGCCAATAAGGGCGGGGAAAGTTGTAGTATTCTGAGACCAAGTATAGTCATCAAAAGCACCAGCAGTTACCTTACCACCATAGAATACAATAGCACAATCTTGTGTGGGGTAAATATTATTAGTAGCTCCACCAACTGTTCTTTTATAGTCCCCTGCCAACATATAGATAGAGTAAGGGGCAGAAGTGGCATTACCAACTGTAATAGCTTTTGTAGGTGTGAGGTAAGGGTTTGCGATACTTCCAACACCAGTAGTATCATTACCCGTGGCAGCAATATAAATTTTATTATTCAGGCAAGCAAGACATTCAGCAGAAGTAAAAGGGTCATAATTAATGTCCCCCTTATACTTTCCTGCAGGTTGCCACTTAAGACTTACTTGAGAGCCATATTTTGAGGGCCAGTTAAGTGCAGATGGAATAGTTACAGTAGAAGAAGCATTATTAGATAGCCAGTCAGAAGCTAAAACAGTCGGCATTATTAAGTCCCCAAAACAATAAGATAATTTCCAGAACTATCTAATAGGTAATTTCCTTGTGCATCAACTAAAGCAGAATACCCCACAGGAAGAAAGTTTAAGGTTGAGTTATTTAGAGTCTGCCCTCTAAGGGAAAGAGAGATTGAAATAGAGGGCATTATAGTAAATCCTTAAATAACTAGCGAATGAATGCCAGTAGCAGTAGTGCCAGTAGACTTAATTCGAGTTACATTAGAGCAAGGCACATAGAAGTTAGACGGGAAAGTCACGGTCCGGTCAGTCCCATCTACCGTAAATACAACAGCACCGCCAACAGTTACATAAAAGCCAACAACTTGGTTTTCAGAACTGATACCCATGTTGTCAGCAGAGTTGTTAGGGGTAACTGGAACCCAGTCCTTGACAAGACCCGATGAAAGGTCTACAGAAGTAGCAGCCATTTTATTTAACCTTTGGGTTATTTTGTTGTTGTGGTGGTAAAGAAGGCTGCAAAGCAATTTGTGCATCAAGTTGTGCTTGTGCAACCTCCTTAGCCTTCTTCTCTTCTAGGATTTTTTGATATTCAACCTTGTCAAAAGGAAGTTCTGCAACGTGCATAAGTTCTTCAACGACATTAGGTTGATCAGCTAGCGAGATATCTGCACCATTAAGATTACGGATAAAGGAAGCAAGCTCTTTCAAATCATGCGGAGCCACATCACCAGCAACAAGTTTAGGCATCGTGTTCCAAGGAAGTCCATTGATCTTCCAAAGAGATTCAATCAACTGTTTGTTCAAGGTATCTACAATAGCATTAATGTAGCTTTCCATAGAACGCAAGAACAAGTCTGTCTTAGTCTTGGACAAGGCATAGGAACCAGTTGCACCACCACCAAGCATCATAAACTCAGCCATCACAGAACGAGCAATGTCATGCTGATAACGACGAACAACAGGATCAATGTCAATAGAACGAGAACCATTAGCGGTAATCAATTCCAAATCCATTAGACGTTGTTGGGTAGGTTTACCCTCATTGTCCGTATACAAGTCAGAAGGCAACAAAGCATAACCTTGTTCGTTGTTCTTCAAATCTCGCAGGATGCGTTCAAACTGACCTTTGAGGGCTTGTTGATCTTCTGTAGCGTCACCTGAAAGGTATTCAGCAGGCATACGCCCAATAGGAACACCATGAAGTTCACGTTCAATTGCTACAGCTTCATAACCTTGAATACGGTTAAGGTAAGTATAAGCTACAAAAGCATTACGAAGGACAGAACGACCAGAGGGGTCATTATTCAGGCTTGTAGTGCGGTAGTAGAGACTCTTTTCAACTGGAATCATTACTGGAGGTTTACCCCAAGTAACAAGTTGATGAAGGCCAAGCACATCGCCACTATCTTTGTCTACTTCAAACCGTTGGACAGTCCAAGGAGCACGAACAGAAAGTTTCTTAACACCAATTCGGCCATCAGTGAATTTGCTGTTCTTCTTGGGAGACCTAGCATCACCACCACGAACCTTGTAGACCACCTCAAACCAAGCAAAACCATAAGTCAGAAACGACAAGGCTTCAGAAATATGGTCGTCTAGGCTATGATCCATGTCATCAAAGATTGACTTAACAAAATCGACTTCAGCTAGGGCAGCTTCACTATCATCAGCAGGAACAACTTTGATTTCAACATCACGCAATGTTTGTTCTACTGCATACATTACTGCACCAATAGTTGCATTATTGTCCCTCATCTCCCTATACTTTTGTATAGCTTTGATACCACGGAGTTCAGAGAGAAATTCATCAGCGCGAATAGTGCCAGTGTAAGTATTAGTCCCGCTGACACCAAGTTCTATTTTAGCCTTTCCCTCAGAAAGATTATTCATTTTCAGTTACTTTCTTTTAGGTTAGAATAAAATGTGTAGACTTATTAAAGCACTTACTAAGAAACACAAATATATGCACTATCCGACCATTTCTATGGTCATGTAGCGGGTTGCCCCACTGTTGTTGCTTAAAACGAGCTGGCCGCCAGATCGCCACACACGATAAG